GCATTACCTCTTCTTCAAACGCACGGTCTGATGATTCAGTATCGTAGATTTCTGCATGTTGTGCATCGTAGCGGTCGTATTCCATGCCGAACAAGGCGTTCAGGCCTGGCTCTAGTTCTTTAACTAGTTGCGCTCTTGAAATAGCCATTATCTAGTCTCCTTATGCCAAGCCAGTTGTGCCAGCAGACAGCAAGTGGTTGTTGATAACGACCATCACATTTGTATTAGCGCTTGCTACATCGCTGTTCTCTGGGTCTTGCGAAATATCAATCGCTTTCAAAGGCAGTGTTGCAGTTGTCGCGCCAGTAGTGACATCAAGCTCCATGCGAGAAATGCCTGAACTTGTATCGCCTACAGGTGATTGGTCAACGATGTCGAAATTGCCAAACAGATCAGCCACAGGGAATGTGTCATCTGCTTGAATTTCGTAAACTACGTCTGGTGAGTCAATTATGAAAGCCTCAATATCTGAAGCTGCGATTGAACCAGGGTAGCTGTTTGAGAAGGTTTCCTTCCCAGTTGTGGGGTCTGTGTAACGGCATCCATTGAACACACCAAGAACAAATCCACCATCTCCAGCAGCCATACGGGCGATAACGCCAGCAGTTAAAGCTTCTACGAGATCACCTTGAAAAATAGCTGTGCTATCACCAGAAGCGATACGATAACGGTTTTGTTGGTTCATGAAAGCAGAGCCGTTCATCATCCGTGCAGGACGTAGACCAAAAGAGGCATCTTTATTAGCCATCTTAAACTCTCCTTATGAGGTCAGCTTTGGCCCTTTGAGCCAAAAGTTACTTTACTTGAGCGCTGTGGAGCGAGTTTGGGCATAGCCGCATTAGACTCACGCATCCAATCTCTATCTACAGCATCCATTTGATTTTCTGTGACATTGCGATAATGCGCGTCACGTTGTTCCACAATCTCTTCAGGTATTCGAGCAAGAACCAAACCACCTACGCCGATTACGCCAGCGTTTTTTCCTTCATCAATGACAGGTGCATCGAAATCAGGGTAATCTTCCGCCCGTACAAGCTCCCAACCTTCACGGCGGCGCTTATGGACGTTATTACGGTCGTCATATTCCATGACAGACTCACGAATCCAGCGGTGTTTGTAACCGACAGGGGCTTCAGGAGCTTCAAGTGTTGATGGGGGCCGCCACGCTTCTACTCTCGCTGTTTTTTCACGGGTTTGCGAATCCCGACTTGCGCGGTCAACCATTATGCACTCCTTGAATCTAATTTTGCGACTTCTTTTGCGTACCGCTCAAGAGGAATATTCATCTTCTTGGCGAAAGCCACCTGACCTGGTGTTAATTCCACCGTCTTTTTCCGCCCTGATTTCACAGACCGTCCAGAGGACGCAGGCGCAACTGCTTGGGCGTTTTGCCGTTGCGACTGAAATTTGTGAGGAAATTCAATACGCATACGCTTATCAATCTCCGCATAATACTCATCACTTGTTGGGTCATAGTCCTCAACACCAACAAGTTGTTCATGAATTGCTCTAACTCCACCCGTCATTACAGCATCCTTATTAAACCAACTTTCATTTTTAGCCATCCAAGACCGCAGCTTGGGGTCTAAATCTTCTTCACGCGGAATCGCTTGTTTTTGTTGGGGTTGTTGTGCTGGAGCTTCTTGCGGCACATCAACTTGCTGTTCTGTTCTCTGTTTTTGTACACGCACTCTTTCTTGCTCAATTGCCAAGCGCTGCAACAGAGACATGGCTTCTGTCTCTTTGTCTATATCACCAACGTCACGAGCTTCTCGTATAAGCTTTTTAGCTTGGTCCATTTGAGACTCGACACGAGCCCCATACTCATTTGTGTAGCCTTGGTCTAACTGCTGTAAACGAGCTTTCATTTGCTCATTTTGCTGTTGAACCTGTTGAGCATACTGATAAGCAGCTTCAGCTTCTTCCATAGCCTGCTTACGTTTAGCAGTTAGCTGATTTATACGCTTTTGTACGTTACCGCTGTAATTCTCAAGTTCTTCATCAGAAGCACCATCTGATTCTGAATCATCAGAAGACTCGAACAATTGTTCGGGTTCTTCTTTTATTTGTACTTTTTCTTGAGAATCTTCCACATCAACAGTGATGGTTTCTTCTTCTTTTGCTTGCTGCTCTTGATTCATTACATCTTCCATAACATCCCTCCACTTTTTTATACATACGAGATATCTGCTGGGTCAAGTATAGTGGCGATAATATTATCGTCATTTATGAGACGAACCTCAAGACCTTCCACTTTGAACCTATTTCCAGCATATCTTCCCATAAGAACCCAAGATTTCTCATGCGCCCAAGCGCCGGAAGGGAACTTATCTTGATCTTTGTATGCATCAGGGCCAACCTTAACGACATACGCCGCAACTGTTGCAAATGCCTCTCTGTCACGAGTGGCATCTGGCACATAAATGCCGCCTTTTGTCTTGGCTGGAGGGTAATATGGGATTACCAAAAGCCTATAGCCTACAGGGTTTGGCAATCTTTCAAGAGCAGAAAGATCCATATTCTCTGGATTTTCTGTGTTTTTGTTTTCTTCCTGCTCTGGCAGAGCTTTTTCAATCGCTTTTGGGATTTTAGTCTGTGGCGTATCAGACTTCATATTTGCCGCAACCCTTTCAGGTACGAATAGTTTTTTAGCCATCTTCAATGACACCTTTCATCGCGGCTCTTATTTCTTCTTCACAGTAAGTCAGTCCGCGTATTTGACCCACCACAAATCGGTAATTTTCCATATCTTCTACCGCACCATTCGCCAGCATTGTCGTGTAATCTTCTTTTTGCTGACGTATGTTCTTCAATAAATGCTCTGTTAAAGCTATGACATCCATTACTTTTTCCTAAACTTATCCACGCCCTTGATTCCTAGTGCCGCAGATATTGTAAGGAAAACTAGGTATGTGTACCACTCTGGCAACTCATTCAAACGGTCAAAACCATTTTTAACAATTTGTTCCATTCCTGGAATGAAAACTAAAATTAAGGGGATTAGTATAATCACCGTGACTATTTCATCCTTGATGGACGATTTTGTAGACTCAGCCATAATCAACTCCCACTTACTATCGTGAGTAGCTGCGGTTTTCATTATCTCAGCTTTGGCTTCTGCCTCAGTTTGTGCAAGAGTTGCTTTCGCTTTTTGCTTGGATACTTGCCCCTCAACAAATGAGCCTGCCAACGATGCGATAGGTCCAATAAGCGCTTGAAACACAACACCCTCCCTTTTTCCTTTAATCAAACATTCCTTTTAACCAAGCAATCCAAGCAACCAATCCAGCAACCATAGCCGCTATTAATAACACTACTGAGCCTATTCCAATAGCATCCATTATCTCAGCTCTTCTGCGCCTTGCAAGTTCCTCTCTTACTCTTCGTTCTTTTCTAGCATCTGCTTGAAACTTTTGCCAATCCTGCCAAAGCCCAGGCCTGCCTGTATATATCATTATCTGTTTTAACTGTTGTTCTTTTTGTCGGATGCTTTCTAAAGCCATAAACTCTTCTAAATCAGAGGAGCGGATGCCAGATTTTTTCTTTTTGTTGCCCTTACGCTGAAGCTCTTCTTTAGCTATTACGAAATCTGAGATCGCTCGTCCAGCTTTGGCTATATCGCCTGTGTTTTGAACAGCTCTTTTAATAATACTAAAAGCGGCATTTGCTGCGGCGAGTTCGGCTAACAATTTACTACTCCACTATTTTCAACACATACGGCTTGCCGTCTACACCCTCCTTTAGTTCTACAGTTCTCTTTTCACAAGCATATCGTTTATATTCACTGTCTTTCCAGCCAGTGCGCTCAATGTGTCTTTTAGCCCTTAAACACATTGATATATTATCATAGCCCACATGCTCAACGATAGACCCTGACATATACAATATTAAAATTATTGAGGTTTCAATTATCCCCATTTCTCATATTCTCTAAGTTTTCTTCTAAGCTTGTAATCCGGCGCTCGTAAAAATCTAATGTCAACTTTTGCTGTTGATCAAAAGGAGCCTTACCAGATTCTATATCTGTTTGCAATTTTTCCAACTCACCAGCTAAATGCTCTATTAGCATGTATTGTTCTGAATCAGCCGGGAGGCTTCCCATCTCTCCCCTCGGCCACTTTATTCTAAACTCTGTATTATGATTAACATTAGACTCCATCATTGTAATATTTGTCTCGATTTGGTTTAGCCTCTCGATGATACCGAAATACGCCCAAGTTGCTAGTGATGCAGCTGCAACCATGCTTATAATATTTCGTAAAGGTAATGCTACCTCTGTATTTTCATTTAACTTTGCAGGCATTAATCACACACTTCTTTCCCAGCACAATCTTTAGGAAAGCATTGAACATTCATTCTAAAATATTCATTATTATAATTTGCCTTCCACATATCTTTTTGTAACAAACTGTAACATTGCTCTTGAGTAAAAGATTGTTGCAAAACTATCTGGTTGCCAGTGTACACCCACTCAATTCCTGTATGCCCCCACATAGATATGACGAGGACAAACTCTTTCATTTTTCAGAATTTAGCCATACTGCCAGCGAGCCCGTCATTGCACCCGTAACAACTGATATCAGAGAGGCTTGTTGAGTTGTTAAATCTGGCTGAGAAAGCGCCCATTCTATGCATCTAATGTACACGCCCGTCATGCATAGCATCATGAATCTGGGCAGTATTTTAAGCTCTAATAGCTTTCTTGCTACTTCTTCTGCGCTCATCAGAAAATACCTTTAAATTTTTGTGGCCTTGCTATTGGAGAGAACCTTTTTACTACTCCCCCCTTTTTTAAGCCCACTGGCTTTTTTGGCTTTTGCTTTTGGCGCTGGGGTGGCTTTGATTTTCCCGCTGTCGATAATGCTATCGCTACTGCTTGTTTCTGCGGGTATCCCTCTGACCTCAGTTTCGATATGTTTGACGATATCGTCTTTTGGCTTTTGCCTTTTGATAAGGGCATTTCTACGCTCCACTTTTTTAGCTTTTTCTACCTCAACCACTTTTCTACTTACTGAACTTGCTGTCATTTTACCGACCTTTCGTCATGTTATTAAGAGCTGCAATATCTCTTTGAGTTTGAATACGCTCTTCTGCTACTCTAGTTTTTTCATCCAAAGCTTCTTTTTGGATATTTATTCTGGCGCTTTCAGCCATCTGGTCATTCAATTCTTTTTCACGATCAAGCTGCGCCCTGTCATCGGCCTCTTTAGCTTTACGCTGAATGTCAGCCCCACGCAGCGCTAGTTCTTGTTGACGTATAGCAACGAGTGGGTCTGTCTGTTGAGGCGGCATTACAGCTTGTGCATATTGCTCTGTAAGCTCTCCTATCAATTCAGCAGCGCGAGATGCGACTTCTGTTTGGAAAGCCATCATGCCCTCTTGAGAGGACTGAATCTGCATTTGTTCTTCAGGAGACAATTGATTTACAATCTCTTCTTGCGCCATAGCTTCAGCCATAAATCCAAGATGCTCCTGAACATGACCCTGCAACGTCATAACTATCGCTGCGTTAGCTTGCGCCACAGGCGTTGCAATGATTGCCAAATGCGCTTCAATATGAGCTTGATGGTTTTGATCTGGAAAAGCTTGTAAAGCCTTTCCACGCATTGCCTCTTGGTTCTCTTTAGCTGGATTCGTAGGTTGAGGAACAGGAGGTGGAGGTAAGATTGCATCGACATTGGTAACTCCTAATGCTTCATACATTTTACGGTAAGCCTGATACAAACCCTGTTCATTTCCATGTATCTCTGGGTTTGATTGAACCAATTGTAGCTCTGTCTGAGCCAAGGCAATACGCTGTGACATAGAAAAGATGTTAGGATCTGACACAGGCAAAACATCTATACGATCATCAAAGTCCGTAACTTTAATTTCTGGCGGTGCGCCTGGTATCGCGTATGGATACATAGGGGCCATAAACCTAGCAAAAACATTAGCTAAAAGCTTAAATTCAACCTTTTGTGAATAGTGCAAGCGCTTGTGAATTGCAGACATAACTTTTGTGCCGCGTTCCATAATCGCCATGGTTGTGCCTACAGGCGTTTCCCCACCCATCTCTGCGACCTTCATATCAGCTAAAGACGCAAATCTACGACCAGAATCAACAAGCGTTCCTAAAAGAGAATAGAGCGTCTGAGAAGGTTCTTTAAATGGTAACGTCATGAGCGATTGGCGGATGTCCATACCCGCAACGTCAATGTCACGAAACTCACCGGGATTTAGTGGTTCGTCCTCGTCACGAATACGAGCGCCACGAGCCTTGAACCCCGCAGGGAGGTTGGACAGGGTGCCAGCATCAATTAGCTGTCTTAACAAGCTCGTTGCTGCTTGAGACAGTCCGCCAATCATATGTGTAAGGCCAAAGCCGTAAAAACCTAAACCAGGCAAAAACTTGTAATGCACAAAATAAGGCTTGGAACGGCGCAAAGGATCTGCTTCATCATAATTACGGCGAATCGCTAGAACTTTGCCACTTTTTTCTACAATTGTTACGATATATGGAAGCTTTAACTCAGTCTCTTCACCATTTGCATCCACATCTTTAAACCCAGACAAGTCTAAATTTGTATGAACTTCATATAATGTTACGTCTTCGCTGGAGCCTGATGGAGAAATGCCCTGTATTTCATCTATGGTTTCTTTCACATCAGAGTAATCTTCATCTCCATAACCATCTCCGGGCAGGTCTATATCAGCGTAAAAGCCTGTAAGCTGTAACTTCCTTATCTCGTTTTTATCCATCTTAACAACATGCGTGATGCGTGTTGCTGATGCTAAATCAGTTGCACTGTAAGGAACAATTAAGTCTTCAGCGTGAACAAATTTAGATACGGCTCTTTGCAAGAGGGGGTCAAAGTAAATCTTTTTAAAAGTAGAGCCTATGATAGGAAGGTAGAAAAGCATTTGGTCCAGTTCAGGATCATACTCCTCCATTTCATAAGTAATCTGGTAATTCATATAGTTTTTGACACGTTCAGCTTGCGCTATAGATTCTTTGTTTTCATCACCAATTATTTGTGTGCGAACAGGACCGCCAGCAGGCAATAATTCACGATAAGCTTGCGCTTGAAACTGTGTAACTGATTCGGCTAAAAGAGGATGAACTACACCAGATGCGCCTTCAAATGGCTGCGATCTGTCTTCATAATTCATACCAAGAAGATCAATGCCTCTTTTGTAAACTTCTTCCCAATCCTCACGAGATGACAAGTCATCCTCAATCTCACCAACCAAGTCAGAGGCGATAGCTGTGGTTTCTGCCTCATCCATAAAATCAACGAGGTTAGAGTTAAAGGGTATTTCTACTGGCACTTCTGCTGCCATCATTTCTTCAGTGATGTCGCCAACAATAACAGAGCCATCATCCATTGTTACCTGACCAGGCTCAACAGGCATTTCAAGAATATCTATCTGTTCCTGTGCATTCATAGGAATGACATTATCACCGCCAGCACCCGTGCCTTTTTCTATAGCCATTACAAAGCTCCTATGCCTGCGTTAAAAGGATTATACACAATACCACCTTGTTTGTAATTACCTCTAAAAAAACGCTCATAATTGTCAAACATTTTTTGCGCGGCCTCTTGATTTAATTGTTCAAATTCTTCTTTTGTACCTTTAAATTTAAAAGGATTTACAGCCGTATAGCTTTCTCCTAACGCCGCCCTTACCTCTGGTCCTGACTTTAACTCTTGTGATGCAACTTTTCTTGGTAAAAATGAGTTCATAGAAATCATGCTTTGTATTTCATCTTTGTCAAACACTTTTAATGGTTTAGCGGTTAAGCCAGAAACGTCAACAATAGCCTCATCCTGCATTTCAATTAAATTCTTTGCATGTTCAGAGGGATTGGTAACAGTTTTAAAACCCTCTATTTCAGTTTGACCAATTCCCTTTTCTTTTATTTTTTTATTAACGCTTGACTTAATATCGTCAGCAAGAGCTGGGAAATATCCAATAAATTTATCTCTTGGAACATCATACCTTACAGCGATTACATTATCACCAAAACCTATTTTTCCTTGAGTTAAAAAGCTATTTGTATCAGCAAAAGCTTTTGGCCTTAAAGATACGGACGTAATCGTTTCTGGGTCCATAGCTTTGCCATCTTTTAATATTACTGTGCGAAATACTGGAACAGTATCCTTATATCCAAGCTCATCTAAAGCTTTTTGAGTTTTTATTTGAGCATTTGCATCAGATGAAAGTCGATTAACAAGCTCTTGTCTTGTAACTCCTGATTTACTTTCTGGGTTTCTGGTTGGAGATATGATGTACGAAGTTAGAAGTTCTGATGTGTCTAGATCATCGTGCGGAAGGATTTTTGAAATCTCGTCTTGCTTTGGCGGACTTT